GGTGTAACCACCATGCCAAACAGAACGTTAAGCTTTCAAGTTATATTTACTGGATGCGAGTCAGACTTTGATGACTCAGAGAATGTACATGGTGGTGCAATGTGGGCTAGGATGCCCCTGACTGCACTTGTAGCTGATACGCCCTTAGAAGAGTGGCCTGAAGAGTTACCACCATATATGGCACAGCCTTGGGATTGTATGTCTCATACACATTCCGTATACAAGTTAGAGAGAGCAAGCCCTGCTCCTTGGATAGCAAAAGTAGATGGTGAGTTCTACCCTGCAAAGTATTACTTTACAGTAGACTACACAGATAACGAAGTAGCTGATGATCCTGCACAGCATAAACAGTCACACGTACTGGAGTTGTTAGATGCAGGTAAGTACACAGGTAACATAGTTGCGTTGCCCAATAATAGAGTGAGAGTAACTCACCCTGCATGGTTTGAAACAGGAGAAGGTGCACCAGACTTTAGACCAAACCAAAACATATATAACTCAAAAGAAGACGTAGACTATGTATGGGATACGCAACGAGTGTTTAACAATTTATATAGTGAGAAAGAGTAATGGGTAAAAAATTAAATAAAACAGATCGTGCTAAATACGACAGACTAATGAAGAAGTTTGAACTAGAATTTGATAGAAATGGTAATTGGATGGAGTACCTGGACAGGCTAGACGACTTTTCTCATGCAATGGATAAAAAGTATGGAGAGCCTATGGCTGAAATAAAAGGTTTTTCTACAGGCGGAATGGGTATGAAGAAGAAGGGTTATGCTAAAGGCGGCATGAAGAAAAAAGGCATGGCTAAAGGTGGAGCCATGATGAAGAAAAAAGGTATGGCTAAAGGTGGTAAAATTAGAGCTAATGCAGGTGCATCAGTTCCACCAAATAGAAAGGCTCGTAAATAATGACTGATTTAACTAAAGAACAAGAAGAAGCTATAGAAGCTCTAGGTTACACTGTAATGGGTAATACAGTTATAGATAGCAATAAAGCAGTAGTAATGGATAAACCAGACCGTGAAAGTGGGTTTATAACTGAAGTACCAGAGCTAGAAGCTTTGATGTCTGGTAAAGCTACAGTTGAAACTGTACGTGCAAGAAATGAAAAAGGTCACTACATTGCAGACGATCCTGATACGCCTGAGAATGAAGCCTGGACATCTAAAGTAGTTAAAAAAGTTAAAGGTAAAAAGTGACAATACTATCAGACGCTAAATTTTTCTCAGCAGCTAAGGATCTTACTGCAACTTCGGGTGGGGCTAGTGGTAACGTTATATACACTTGCCCCAATAATTTTGTTAGTCTGATTAGATTTTTACATGTATCAAATGGGGCATCTTCAACTAAGAAGTACAGTCTTCAGTGGTATGAGGTTGCAACGACAACCTATCATTTAATTGTAGATGAAGGTAGCCTTGCAGCTAATACAATACAAAACGTAATAGAAGGTGGGGCATATCTAGCCCTATCTGCAGGAGATAAAATTGTAGGTTTTGAAGAGTCTAGCTCAGACTTTCATGTAACACTTTCTGGAGAGGAGCATTACCAACCTACATAACGGCTATTCCGTATTGTCTCTACTAACCTAGTAACATTTATGTACAACTATGTAAGCCTAAGAAGGTAGGCATAACATAGGAGTACAAACAAATTAACAAACAAATAATGATTTTAATGATGCTAGGAGTACTTTTGGAGGAGGCTCGTGGACCCAGTAACAATTATCGGTGGTGCAACCGTAGCTTTCAATGCGTTGAAGAAAGGCTTTCAAGTAGGTAAAGACCTACAATCTATGTCAGGACAGTTGACCCAATGGGCAGGTGCTATGAGTGATCTGTCCTACGCTGAACAAAAAAATAAGAACCCTCCTTGGTGGAAAGCAATGAATGGAGGGTCTGTTGAAGCAGAAGCTCTGGCTATATTTACGGCTAAACGAAAAGCCGAAGCCATGAGAAAAGAGCTAAAAGACTGGATTAGTTTCAGCATGGGTCCATCCGCATGGGATGAACTGGTAGCCACTGAGGGACGTATACGTAAGCAGAAGAAAGAGCAAGAGTATCGCAAAGCAGAGATACAAGAAGCAATAGTAACTTGGACTCTCTCAATATTAATAATATTAACTGGAGCAGGAATGCTAGGGTTTATAATTTACATGGTGACATAATGGCAAGAAACCTAACAGAAAAACAACAGAAGTTCCTTGAAGTCTTGTTTGAAGAAGCAGGTGGGGATGTTGTACAAGCTAAGAGACTAGCAGGGTATGGTGAACAGTCTAGCACTACCGCCATTGTAGAATCATTGAAAGATGAGATAGGTGACAGAACACGTAGTTACTTTGCACGTACAGCACCCAAAGCTGCAATGGCTATGGTGGGTGCATTGAGTGATCCGACAGAACTAGGTATACGAGATAAGATGTCAGCAGCTAAAGACTTGCTTGACAGAGCAGGACTTGGTAAGGTAGAAAGAGTAGATGTATCATCATCTAGCGGTGGCGTATTTATACTACCATCTAAAGAAGGAACAAACGAATAAGTAAACAGCGTGAGTCCTTGGGATACTGGGAACTACCAAGACCACACAAGGGCGCAGAAAAACAATGGCACGTAATAGCTAGAGTAACTAGAACAATACCGTTTGGTTACGAAGTTGACCCTAACAATGATAAGCTACTTCAGCCTATCATTCCAGAGCTAGAAGCATTAGAACTTGCAAAGAATCACATCCTGCAATACACTTATAAAGAAGTAGCACTGTGGTTAACAAAGCAAACAGGTAGGTACATATCTGGTAAAGGACTTAAGAAAAGGGTAGACATTGAGCGAAAACGTAAGAAAGCAGCTACAATTAAGCGCAAGCTTGCCAAGCGGCTCCAAGAAACGTTACAAGAAATCAAGAACCTTGAAGAAGAAAGAATCGGAGCCTACACAGTTAAGTCCAGAGCAGCCACAGCCTAAAGTACAAACTGTAGCAGCAGAAGTTAAAGTGCCTGAGTTTGATGTTGACATTGCTCAAGAAGTAGTGTTTAAACCAAACGCAGGACCACAGACAAGCTTCCTCTCTGCCTCTGAAAGGGAAGTCTTGTATGGAGGGGCAGCAGGTGGTGGTAAGAGCTTTGCAATGCTTGCTGACCCCCTTCATGGTCTAAACGATCCAAACTTTAGTGGTTTACTTGTTCGTCATACTACGGAAGAACTTAGGGAACTTATACAAAAGAGCCAAGAACTTTACCCTAAAGCTATTCCTGGCATCAAGTGGAGTGAACGTAAATCACAGTGGATTACACCTAGAGGTGGTAGACTGTGGATGTCTTACTTAGATAAAGACATGGACGTAACACGATACCAAGGTCAAGCGTTTAACTGGATCGGCTTTGACGAACTTACACAGTGGCCTACACCTTACGCTTGGGATTATATGCGGTCACGACTTCGTTCAGCGTTTAGTTCTCAACTAGGTTTGTATATGAGAGCTACAACAAACCCAGGCGGTAATGGACACGGTTGGGTAAAGAAAATGTTTATTGACCCATCACCTGTAAATGAACCCTTCTGGGCTACTAACATTGAGTCAGGTGAAACCATAAAATTTCCTAAAGGGCATAGTCGTGAAGGACAGCCCTTGTTTAGGCGTAGGTTTATACCTGCTAGTTTGTTTGACAATCCATATCTAGCAGACAGTGGTGACTACGAAGCAATGCTACTGTCATTGCCTGAACACCAAAGAAAACAGTTACTAGATGGTAATTGGGATATTAACGAGGGAGCAGCATTTCCTGAATTTGATAGAAGCATACACGTTGTGGAGCCATACGATATTCCAAGATCATGGGCTAGATTTAGAGCTTGCGACTATGGTTACGGTTCCTACACTGGAGTTTTATGGATCGCTGTTTCACCAGATGAACAGTTGGTTGTTTACAGAGAGCTATATTGTTCTAAGGTTACAGCTACAGATTTAGCTGATATGATATTAGATGCAGAATCAGAAGATGGTACAATGAGGTACGGTGTACTTGATTCATCCCTCTGGCATAAAAGAGGTGACACTGGCCCATCACTTGCAGAGCAAATGAACATGAAGGGTTGCCGTTGGCGTCCATCAGATCGCTCTCGTGGCTCAAGGGTTGCAGGTAAGAACGAGATACACCGTAGGTTGCAGGTGGACGAGTTCACCGAAGAGCCAAGGCTTGTGTTCTTTTCCACCTGCACGAATACAATAGCGCAAATCCCTGCGATTCCGCTAGACAAGAAGAACCCTGAAGACGTAGACACACACGCTGAAGATCACTTGTATGACGCACTACGCTATGGTATAATGACCAGACCAAGAAGTTCTATATGGGATTATAATCCTGCAACACAACGCTCTGGCTTTCAAATGTCAGATTCCACCTTTGGATATTAAACATGAAAACATTTGTAGTCGTAATAAGCATGTGGGGTAACACAGGAACAGAGTGGGTCTACACAGGCAATCAATACGTTATGCAAGAACTATTTACTCAAGAACAATGCCAACAGATTGTAAAAAGCTCTAACTGGCAGAAGCATGAAACAAACGAATACTACGGTTTACAATTTGACTGTTTTAATAAGGATGACAGATAATGGCAGAAATAGACGATTTATCATTTGAGACAGATGATGTAGTTGCTGCAGAAGGGCAAGAAGATACGCTCTTTGAAAACGTAAGTAATGTAGTTACATTTGTAAATGATCGATACAAACGTGCAGAGGATGCTCGTAACGCAGATGAAGAACGTTGGTTAAGAGCCTACAGAAACTATCGTGGTGTGTACGGACCAGATGTGCAGTTCACTTCTAGTGAGAAGTCAAAAGTATTTGTAAAGGTTACTAAGACTAAAACCCTAGCAGCTTACGGACAAATCGTAGACGTACTCTTTGGTAACAACAAGTTCCCACTTACTATCAATCCATCTGTTCTACCTGATGGGGTAGCAGATGCTGTTCACATTAATATTGATCCGAATGCTGAAAAAGCTACGGATGTATTGCGTGACTCTTT